GGGCGCTTTTGTTTTGAGCGTCGAAAATATGACCGTCGTGAACGGCAAGGCAGTCCCCAGCCCGGACGTCCGACTCAAGCTGGACTACGACCCGGCCCCCTGCATCCTCCCCCTGCGGGTGGAGCGGGGCGTCGTGACCGAAGCGGCCTTTGTCTCCGAGTGTCTGATGGACGGCAAGCCTGCTGTCTACTTACAGACGCATACCGGTGACGAGAAGCGCCGCACCATCCGCAACGAATGGTTTCGCGTCACTGACTCCGCATCCGGCTCACCGGTGTTTTCTCCGGTCGAGAAGCCTCCGGAAGGCACGGTAGAAAGCGTCACGGTAGAGGGCTCCCCGCCCTGGTTTGCACTGTTCAGCCCGGGAGCTGTCAAGAACATCGATGGCGGCAGCGGGCTGGGCATGAGCATCTTTGCCGAGGCGCTGGAAGAGGCGCAGGGCGTGGACCTTGCCTTTGACAACTACCGCGAGGACATCCGCCTCGGCCACAAGAAAATATTCTACAGTGCCGACATCTGCCGCAAGGTGGTGGACGATAAGGGCGTGGAGCACTCCATCCCGCCGGACGACGATGTTGTGAGCCAGTTTGTGCATCTGCCCGGCAAGGAAAGCAGCCTCGACCAGCCCAGCGAATACCACGAGTACAACCCCGACCTCCGCGTGGAGCAGAACCACCGGGCCGTGCAGGATATGCTCAACCTGTTCTCCTTCAAGTGCGGGCTGGGCTGTCACCGGTACGATTTCGAGAATGGCAAAGTCACAACGGCCACCGAGTACAACGGAAGCCGACAGGATCTCGTAGCCAGCGCCAACAAGAACCAGATACCCATTGAAGGTGCGCTGATCTCCATCATCCGGGCCATCCTCTGGGCTGCGAAGGACCTGCAGAAGGCCGCAGTCGTCCCCGACACTCCCATCTCGGTGAACTGGGACGACAGCTATATCACCGACGCCGAGACCCGCATGACCCAGATGAGGGATGACGCCCTCAGCGGCTTGCTCCCCCGCTACAAGTATCTTTCGGCCCGGTACGGCATCTCCGAAGAGGATGCCCGCCGGCTGGCGCAGGAAGCCGCCGCCGAGAACCGCCAGCCTGAGCTGACCTTCGGCGGAGGCGCCTGATGCTGGCCCCGGACTATCTCGACCACGCACCCGACCGGCTCATCCTGCTCTGGCAGCAGGCCGAGGACGACATCCTGCGGGACGTGGCCCGGCGCATCGGCAAGATGGACACCCTGACGCCGACGGCGAACTGGCAGCTCTGGCGCTACCAGCAGACCGAGGCCGTCCGCAAGGATGTGGTGAAGCTTCTGGCCCGGTATACCGGCAAGAGCGAGGCCGAGATCCGCCGCCTGATGCAGGAGGCCGCGACCGCCGCACTGGAAGCCGAGGACGAGATCTACTTCAACTATAAAAATGAGGCCCCACCACTTGAAGAGTCCGTCCCGCTCCAGAACCTGCTCAACGCGGGCTATCGGCAGACGGCAGGCAGCTTCTCCAACCTCACCGCCACCACGGCAAATACCGTCTCCGGGGCTTTCGAGCAGGCGCTGGACAGAGCGTGGCTCCAAGTGAGCAGCGGCGCGTTCGACTACAAGAGCGCCGTCAAGCGTGCTGTGGACGGCCTTGCCGACTCCATGCCCTACGTCACCTACCCCAGCGGCCACAGAGACACGCTGGAGGTGGCGGCAAGAAGATGTGTTCTCACGGGGGTAAATCAAACCTGCGCAAAATTGCAGTTAGAACGTGCGCGGCAGATGGGCGTTCGCTACGTTCAAGTAACAGCGCATGGTGGAGCCAGACCCAGCCATGCAGAATGGCAAGGAAAAATTTATGCGCTGAATGGATTTTACGGTGTGTAAGGTCTTGACTTTTTGTCGCTACAAGCATATATTATTTGTAGCGACAAAAAAGAGGTGATGAATATGTCGCCTACTCTTGGACGCCCTAAAAGTGAATCTCCCAAAGACACCATGCTTCGGGTACGATTAGATGATGCCTACTGCCAAAAACTTGAGCAGTGCGCTGCTAAGCTCAACGTATCCAAAAGTGATGTTGTCCGCAAAGGGATTGACCTTGTAGAAAAGTCCATTGAAAAGAAATAAGGCACTCGCTCCCACCTACCACAGCGAAGCGAATGCCTTATAAGACACCAGAGGAATTGCCATCTGGTAAATCTATTATACCATTCGGCAACACCTCTTACAAGAGAATAAGAGGTAAAAATCATGACCAAAGCAGAATCCGCACTCCACATGATCAAAAAAGAGCGTGAGCAAAACAATAACAATCGTCTGTTTGCGCGTGAAATCAATGCTGTCTATGAGCAGCATCCTTCCGATGTCTATGCATTCGGCATCGATATGTTCCTGCTGGGCATTGCCAAAGGCCGCCGCATGGAGAAGGCCGCACGGAAAGGTGGTGCCCGCTGATGTCAAGATACATTGATTTGACTGGTCAGCGGTTCGGAAGGCTCGTTGTTAAAGAACGTGCACCGAACCATGGCCGAGAAGGCACCTTTTGGCTATGTCAGTGTGACTGTGGCAAGACCGCGATTGTTGCCGGTTCCAAATTAAGAAGTGGTCACACTCAATCCTGCGGCTGTCTACAAAGGGAACGAACATCTAAGGCAAACAAAAAATTCAACACATTTCGTACCGTTGGCGGTATCGTTTATGTAAAGATGTCTAATGCCGAAAAGGAAATGCTTGTTGATTCCGACATTTGGGAAAAGTTAAAAAATTACTGCTGGTACGAAAACACACTCGGCTATGCCGCATCCAAAGATTATGGCGCAAAAAAGTGTATTTTATTCCATGTCACAGCTTTTCCAGATTGCCCTCGCGGATTGGTTCGAGATCATATTGATGGGAACAAGCTTAATAACCAACGGAAAAATATTCGCGTTATTCCTCAAGAGAAAAACTGTAAAAATCAGGTTCGTGAAAAAGCAACTTCAAGCGGCCGCAATGGTGTTTCATTCGATTCCCATAAGAAAAAATGGAATTCTTATATAACACTTAATGGTAACCGTAAAAATCTTGGGTATTTTCAAAATTTAGATGACGCTATAAAAGCTAGAGAAGAAGCCGAAATCGAATATTTTGGTGAATACCGCCGCAAGTAATTTGTAATAAAAACTGAATAGCTGAGAGAGCATCCGAAAGGGTGCTCTTTTTGTTGTAGGGGGTGATGCAGTGAGTTCTGACAATTTTGACTATCCCGATTTTATATCCAGCACAGGATATGGAACAGGTGCAGGTTTATGTGGTTGGAACTGTTAGGAGCCGCCACACCTTCTTCGCGGTGTTCCCGGAGCTGGGAAGCCCGCCCGCATGGACGCAGGAAAGCCTTGAAGCCCTCAACGCCCGGGACATCGAGTATGACGGCAGGCTCTACACCCGCTACGAGATCAACCAGATGCAGCGCGCCCGGGAGCGGGCCGTCCGCAAGTGGAAACGCCGGTATCTGGCCGAGGATGCTGCCGGGGCTGACGCCACCGCCAGCGCCATGAAGCTGAGGCAGGCCCGGCAGAGCCTTGCAGACTTCACTCGGGCCACCGGCGGCAGAGCGGACAGCGCCCGGACAAGTGTACATGGGTTCGGGCGGAGCGAGGGCAGCAAGGCCAGCTACGCGGCCCGGAAACAGGAGCGGTTCAATGCTGCAAATACTGAGTTGCAGCAAATGCGGGAAGCTGGTACAATAAAGGCGAAAGGTCGGCTCATTGAATCCCCGTCTGCTCCAAATGAGATAAATTTTGCAAGCGACCACGTCTTGCAGCGCTGGGCTGAACGCGGTATGGGGCCAATGGATGCCGAACGCATCATCCGCTCCTCTAAGGTCGCAATGTCCCAGCGAAACGGTACACAGACCTGTTATTACTCTGAGCTGGGCTTTGTTGCCATCGGACAAGATGGCAATGTATCCAGCATCGGCCCGCTGGATGAGGGCGGAAAGAAATTGATGGAGGTGGTCAAAAAGCATGGAATTCCGCATTAGTGATGATGTGAAGCTTGAAGAATGGTTTTGTCCCATTTACAACCGAAAAATCGACTGCGGCTTGTGCTTCGACATTTCCAACATCGGCGATGATATTCTTTGCCTGAAGGGCGACGATAAGCCGCCTTGCAGCTGGGATGAAGCCCACAAAAGCTGTCTCAAGTGTCAGCACTATGCTGACTGGGACTAACAACCAAATACCGCGAGCGTCTTTGCCCATCCGGGCAGGGGCGCTTTTTTCATGCCGTATTCGCTCATATTGGTCAGAGCAGCTGCCTCGTAAGCAGCAGGCCGCCGGTTCGATTCCGGCAGACGGCACCATCGCGGCGGGCAGCGCGTACCCTGCCCAACTCCATGCGGAAGGCGAACCGCGTCAACAAACCGTAGTTTCACCCAAAGAAAGGGGTTTACTTATGAAGCGTGAAGACGTAAAGGCAAAGATTCCCGGCATCACCGATGAACAGTTGAACTGGCTGATGAGCGAAAACGGCGCTGACATCAACCGCGAAAAGACCGCCGCCGAGCAGTTCAAGACCCAGCTCAAGACCGCGCAGGACGGCCTCGCCAAGTTCGACGGCAAGAAGACCCCGGACGAGTACGAGGCCGAGCTGACCAAGCTCCGGGGCGATATGCAGGCGCAGGCAGACGGCTTCGCCTTCGACTCTGCCCTGAACACCGCCATCATGGGCAAGAAGGGCCGCAGCGTCAAGGCCGTCCGCGCCCTGCTGGACATGGAGGCCCTCAAGTCCTCCAAAGACCGCACCACCGACATCGACAAGGCGCTGGAAGAAGCCGCAAAGGCCAACCCCTGGGCCTTCGGCGAGGCCGCAGAGGGCGGCGTCCGCGTTTCCAGCGGCGCAGAGCACGGCGCTCCGCCCACTGGCGACACCGATGCCGTCACCGCCGCCTTCAAAGCGATGAACCCCGGTATCAAGATTGACTGATAGAAAGGAAATATTATGGCACACGAAGCACAGGTTCGTTATTCCAAGCTGGTTGACCTCAAGCTCCGGGCAACGCTGGTCAAGAAGGTCGGCGTCATCTGCAACAGCCGCTATGAGGGCAGCCCCAAGGCCGGTTCCGTCAAAGTCCCCGTCCGTGACACCGAAGTCGCCGTGAACGACTACGACAAGCAGACCGGCGCAGAGCTGACCGGCGGCGATACCACCTATCTCACTGTCAACATCGACAAGGACAAGGCCGTCAATGAGATCATCGACGGCTTCGACGCCGCCAGCGTCCCCGACGATCTGGTGGCTGACCGTCTGGACAGTGCCGGTTATTCGTTGGCGCTGCAGGTGGATTCCGACGGCTCTGCGGAGCTGACCACCGCAGGCACGGCTTTCGGCACCACCACCGCCCTGACCGAGAAGACCATCTACGGCAATGTCGTGGACGCCCGCACCAAGCTCTCCACCGTCCATGTCCCTACCGAAGGCCGCTGGCTGTTGGTCTCCCCCGAGATCTATGGTCTGCTGCTGAAGAGCCCCGAGTTCATCAAGGCATCTGACCTTGGCGATGCCGTCGTCCAGAATCGCAGGCTTCACCGTCTTTGAGGATTCTACCCTCGGCGAGAACGTGGAGTACATCGCCGGTCATCCCAACTGGTTTGCCTTCATCGACGAGTGGGCTGTCCCCGTCTATGTGCAGGACCTGAACGGTTCCAGCAAGTATATCGGCGCGTCCGCTGTCAAGGGCCGCAAGGTCTATGCCTTCAAAGTCACCAAGCCCCAGACCATCCTCATCAAGAAGAAAGCGTGACCGAACCTCTTAGTCTGCCTGCAGCAGCCAGCTCCCCTGACAGGGGAGCCTGAAAGGAGCTGATTTTTTTGAATTACTGCACCTATGACCAGTATGCAGCCGTCGGCGGCACGCTGGACGAAGCTGCCTTTGCCCCTTTGGCCGCACGGGCGTCCCGGCTCATCGACCGGATGACCTTTGGCCGGGCCGAGGGCCACGCCGCAGCGTGCGAAGGCTGTGCAGAGGCACTGGCGGACGCCTGCATCCAGATCATCGACGCAGCGAACGCCGTGCAGAGCGCCTGCACGCCGCCCGGCGCGTCCAGCGTCTCCAACGATGGCGTGTCCATGACCTTCACCTCCGGCGCACTGGCCGAACGGCTGGCGGCAGAGGCGGCGTACATCCTCGCCAACACACTGGGCAGCGACCAGCACAATCTGCTGTATCGGGGGTGTTTCTGATGCAGACGCCCGTCACCGTCGTCATGCTGCTGCATGACATTGCCACCGAAGCCGACCAGCCGGTCTGCAAGGTGCTCACGGGGTGCAGCTGGCGGGAGACGCGCCGCACCTCGGCCTCCGGCGACCCCCAGCGGGTGGTGCATATCCGCCTCCCGCCTGCGCCGGGCTATCTGCCCTATCCCCAGTGGGCGCGTCTGCCCCCGGCAGAAAAAGCCGCGCACTGGACGCTCAAGCGGGGCGGCAAGCTCATCTGCGGCGCTGTCCGCAGCCTGACCGAGGCCGAGTATGCCGCCCTCGAGAAAACGCACATCTGCTGCACGGTGGCGGACGTCTCGGACGACCGGGGCGTCCCGCTGCCGCATTTTCATGTGGAAGGGAGCTGAGAGGATGAGCGCACTGATCCCCTTTGGCCCGGCTGCGCCGTCAGCAAAACCGGTTTTCGACCCACCTGACGGCTGGAAGTACCGGGCCGATGGTGTGCAGATGGAGCTGAGCTGGCGCCCCGACTTCGGCGCAGAAAAGACCGCCGCCCTGCAAAAGGCCCAGTTCGCCCTTGCGCAGGAAGCCGCGCGGCTCATCGACAGCTACGTTCCCTTCGACACCGGCCAGCTGAAAAACAGCGTCCAGACCGCTTCCAAGTACGACGAGGGACTGCTGGTCTACAATACCCCTTATGCCCGCAAGCAGTATTATCTGCACCCCGAGGGCGAAGCACTGCACGGAGACACCGGCCTGCGCGGCTCCTACTGGGGCCAGCGAGCTATTGCTGATGTGGGCGAACATCTGGCCCTCTTCGGGGCCAAGGCCGTCACGACCTTCTGGGGAGGGATGGGCCACTTATGAGCGAGAAAGCCACCATCACGGCCATGCGGGAGTGGCTCAAGACCTGCCCCCTCATCGCCGAGGAGCAGGGCGAAAACGGCGCAGCCTTCCGTATCTCCGGGCTTTCCCCGGAGCCGGTGGCCGAGTTTTCCATCGAGGACAGCCCCACCGATCCGGTGACGGCTGTTTTCTTTTCCGGCCGCAACCTCGCCAAGAGCTACATCTTCGTCAGTCGCCGCGACTACAGCGAGGCCCAGAGCGTCCAGATCTCGAACAGCGGCTTTTTTGAGCAGCTGACCGAGTGGGTGCTGGCCCAGAACGACCGGCATCATCTGCCCCGGCTGGATGGCCGCAAGGAAGCGCTGCGCGTTTCGGTGACGTCCAGCGGCTACATCGTCACGGCCAGCGCGGGCAGCTGTAAGATGCAGATGCAGCTGCGGCTCGAATATTACCAGCCCAAGGGCTGAAACGAAAGGAGTTTTTCCTATGACTGTTACCGAAGCCGTCAAGCTGTCGGGCCTGACCCCCAGCGCCGACTATACCGGCGTCGAGACCACCGACGACTTCCTGCTGGCCGTCCAGACCGAGGCCAGCCAGACCGACGTGAAAAACTGGGTGGTCTGTGCTGACCATGTGAGGGAGCACAGCGGCGCACTGAACGCCTCCACCACGGACAACACCTACATCCGCACCGGCCCTGTCACCACCAAAGGCAGTGTCCAGCGCACCCTCTCCATTCAGGGCGACCGCTATGTGGGCGATGCGTTTCAGGACTTCCTGCTCTCCCACAAGATCGCGTTCGGCTCCGGCCAGAGCGTGGTGGTGCCTTATGTTTACTTCTCTCTCCGCACCGGCAAGGGCGAGAAGGGCGAAGGCGCGCTCATCCTGACCAGCGATGTGGGCGGCAGCGCCGGCGCGAATGCCACCTTTGCCGCCGATTTCAAGGGCATCGGCACCCCGGCTGAGTTCGACTATAACACCGCCGTCGCGGGCTGAGAGAAAGGAGTACCGATAAATGCTGATCCATGGACAGGAATTTGATTTTTCGCTTCTGAACGCCAACGACCTCGACCGTCTGGAGGACGCACTGGACGAGATGACCCGGGAGGGCGAGGCCGAGACAGCCCGGTGCGAACGTGAGAATGTCCGCCTGGGCGACCGTCTCCGCGCACAGGCCCGCGTTTCCATGCGCGGCCTCGACAAGATCCTGGGCGCAGGGGCATCCGCCCGTCTGGGGCTGAACGAAAACGATGTCAGCCGTCTGTACGACGTCCTCGACGAGATCACGCAGGCAGCCGCTGCTGAGAAGGCTCGTTATTCCCGCCCGGCGGCCGTCCCCCAGAACCGCGCCCAGCGCCGGGCTGAGAAGCGCCAGAAGGACAAGCACAAGCCGCCCGTGAGCTATCCGGCCCAGCCTGCCGCCGCCCAGATGGTCGAGCGGGTGGACAAGGCCGCCCGCCGCAGGCAGCTTCTGGCCGAGCTGGCGGCTCTGGAAAATGGCTGACATCCTGCTGGACAACCTGCCCCGCACGTGGGCCGGCAGGCCCATCGACTGGGATTTCCGGCCTATGGTCTGGTTCAACGGGCAGTATCTCCGCCTTCCGGAGGACGAAAAGGGCCTGCCTGAGCTGGCCCGGGAAACCATGCGCCGATTTTACTGCGTGGCCGTCCCGCCGGAGGAAGAGGTGGACGCTTTCAAGGCGCTGGTAGAGTTCTACACCGCAGGCCCGCAGGAAGTGGCCGACCGCCCCGGCAGCAGCCGCACCGAGGAGCTGGCGCTGGACTACATCACCGACGGCCCCGCCATCGTGGCCGCATTCCAGCAGGCTTACTGCATCGACCTCACCCGGGCAAGGCTCCACTGGTGGCGGTTCAAAGCCCTCATGTCCAACCTGCCCGAGGAGACCCAGCTGGCGAAGATTATCGGGTTCCGGACGGCTGACCTCACGCAGTTTCAGGGCGCAGAGCGGGAGCGGCGTGCCGAGCTGAAGGAACGCTTCGCCCTGCCCGCTGCCCTGCGGAAAGGAGGCTGTCGCATTGTCACCCTGCAAGACCGCAACGAAGCCTTTGCGGCCCGCTTCCGGCGCTGACCGCGCCCCGGTGCTCTGCCCCCTGTGCGGTCGGCCTCTGCCGGTCTGGGCCATCCCGGAAGCCAGCGCCCGGGGCATCTGGGTCAAATGCAAGAACCCGGCCTGCCGCAAAGAAATCGAAATAAAACTCTAAGCCTGTGCCACTGTGCCTGCGCTCTTTTTCGTAAAGAGAGGTGGACACATTGGCCGCAGATTTTTCCATCACCGGCGAAGTAAAGCTCAACAGTGACCCGGCTGAGAAAGCCACGAGCAAGTGGACAGTGGCCGCAGGCCAGCTCATCGCGGACTTTGCCAAGAAAGCTGCATCCAGCCTGCAAAGCGTGGTCAAATCCGGTCTGGACTACAACGCCCAGATGGAAAGCTATCTGACCAACTTCAAGGTCATGCTGGGCGACGAACAGCTTGCCGCCGAGAAGCTGGAAGAGATCAGGAAGATGGCGGCGTCCACGCCCTTCTCCCTGTCCGACCTGACCGAGGGGACCCAGACCCTCTTGCAGTTCGGCATCGCGGCGGACGACACCACCGGTGTGCTCAAGCAACTGGGCGATATTTCGCTGGGCAACGCGGACAAGCTCCAGACCCTCGTGCGGGCCTACGGCAAGATGTCCAGCGCCCAGAAGGTCACGCTGGAAAACGTCAACATGATGATCGACGCGGGCTTCAACCCGCTCAATCAGATCTGCGACGCCACCGGCGAAAGCATGAGCGCCCTCTACAAGCGCATCTCGGACGGCAAGGTCAGCTTCAATGAGCTGGAAGCCGCCGTGGCTGCTGCCACCAGCGAGGGCGGGCAGTTCTACAACGGTATGCTGGAGGCCAGCCAGACCTTCAACGGCAGGCTGAGCACGCTGAAGGACAATGTGGCCGCGCTGACCGGTGAACTGACCAGCGGGCTTTTCTCGGCTCTCGGGGACATCATCGTCAAGGCAAACGAGCTGGTCGTCTCCATCACCGAGGACGACGCCAAAATGGCCGCGCTCAAGGAGACCATCGGCGTCCTGACGGCGGCAGTCGTGGCCGTCACGGCGGCAGTGCTGAGCTATAAGGCGACCGTGGCAGCAGCTACAGCTATCACGGCGCTGCATACCGCTGCCACCACCGCGATGGCTGCGGCCCATAAAGCTGCCGCCGCAGGAGCTACCGGTCTGCAAGTGGCACAGGCGGCATTGAATACCGTGCTTTCGGCCAATCCCATCGGGCTTGTCGTGGCCGCTCTGGCCGCTCTGGCGGCGGGGCTTGTGACAGCCTACCACACCAGCGAGACCTTCCGCAACATCGTGAATGGGGCATTTCAGGCCGTCGCCAACATCGCCCAAAGCACCATCGGTGCGGCCATCGGCTGGCTGGATAAGCTGAGCTACAAGCTGAACAGCTTCCTTGGCAAAGACGGGTATACAGGCTTCGACGGCTACGACGACTACAAGGCCAGCAAAACGCCCGCCAAGACCAACACCACCACGGATGCAGACCGCCAGCGCCGCCAGCAGTTGCACGATAGCCGTGTAGCGCAGGCTCAGGCTGACCGGGCAGGCAGCTCTTCCGGTACCTCTGACGCGGCGTCTGCCGCTTCTGCCGCCGCAAGCGCCGCCCAGAAAGCCGCCAGCAGCACAAAGCAGGCGTCGGCGGAGATCGTCAAGTCCATCTCTGACACCACCACCGCAGTCAAGGACGGCGTGACCACCACCACCGAGACTGTCACCGAGACGCTGTCCAACGGCACGACCCAGCAGAAGCAGGTCATCACCTCCACCAGCCGCCAGCTGGTGGACGGTGTGCTCAAGGACATCAAGACGGTGGAGACCATCGCGGCGGACGGTAAGCACACGGTCACGCAGACCATGGAGACGGTGCGGGATTTGGTCAGCACGGTCAAGGACACCTCCACGGCCATCGCGGACGGCATCAAGACCACCACCCAGACCGTGACCAAGACCCTCGCGGACGGCACCACCGAACAGCAGCAGGTCATCACCCAGACGCAGGACAAGGTCATCGACGGGGCGCTCCGCACGGTGGAGACCGTCAAGACCATCGCCGCCGACGGCACCGAGCAGGTGGCCGAGACCATCAAGGACAGCGCCGCCAAGACACTGGACGGCCTGTGGAGCGAGATAAAGGACCGGGCCAGCGAGGGCGTGCTGGGCACCGTCGATACCCTGTGGAGCGCCGTCAAATCCGGCGACTGGGTGGGCATCGGCAAGTGGGCGGCATCCGCCCTCTACTCGGGCCTGACCGCTGACCAGAAGCAGCAGCTCACAAGCTACGCCCTGAGCCTCGTGGACACCCTGAACGGCGTTCTCGGGGACGCGGCGGGCAGTCTGGCGCAGACGGCGTGGAACCTCGGGCAGTCCCTCTTTGACGGCATCACCGGCAGGTTCGGCGACATCTCCTCTATGGCCGTCAAGATGGGCGGCACCCTGAAAAGCGTGTTCGGCGCACTCAAGGTTCCGCTGGCCGCTGCGGCCAAAGCCATCAGCGCCGGCCTCTCCGGCGGTCTGCTGAGTATGTTCCCGGCCATCTATGCGGGCTTCGCCGGCATGATCGGCACC